CCAAAAATAAACTGCCCGGCAATGGCTCTTACTCCTTGCCCGGCAGTATTTATTGTTATTGGATCGCCCTTATAAATAGCTGATCCAGCTTCTAACAGTCCAATATTTTTAATCAGAATATTCAACGGTTGACCTTGTTTCACAGGATCTCTAGTATCACTAAGAATTACGCCAAACGCCTCAACCCCGTTTGTAGCTAAAATCGCATTTCCATCGGCGTCATAGGCAACGGCTTTGTGAGCTGGTTCTGCTAGTGTAGCGCCAGCATATTCAGTAACAGTCGGTGAATCATTTATAAAGGCATTGAGCCTTTCGAGACTTCCCAACATAAATTAAGCCCTCCCAAAGTATTCATTGTCATATTGCATAGCCAGTTCCGGATTGTCTTCAAAGGCCTTCGTGATAGCTTCATAAGTGCTTATGTTGCTATTCTTTCTGATATCTGCGGCGTTAGCATTAATTTCATCCCCCGCGTTTAAGGAACCGCTCGTATTTTTACCAATTTCACCGAATAGTCTGCTTTTTTTAACGAGGGCCAGATTATCTTCTAGTAATGCAACATAGTCGTTATAAATTGTCCCGCCTGCTTTCTTTAGGTCATAAAGTTTCGGGGCGAGTTCATCTGGCTTTCTACCGATTAGTTCATACTTTTTCGCAAAGGTAATCAGGCGATCCATTTCAATGGTCTTTTTAAGCAGCTCTATTTCGGCAGCTTGAGCTTTACGCACTAATTCAGCTTCATCCAATGCTTTCATTACTTCAGGGTGTAGTCCGTCCACAGATTCACCTCTTCTCACATCAAAGTTACTGGAATCACCTGTTGCAGGCTCGTCCAGTAAGCCATATTTTTTCTCCAGCTCTGCTATAACCCCAAGTTCCTCCGGTGTCATCTTGCTCTTGTCAATCTTCATATCCTTGCTCTCCTTCTTTTTTTGAACTGTACCACCTTTTATCCAATTCTCAATGGCAATCTTCATAAAAGTATTAAATTCGACTAATGACTGATTCATTAATACAGGTTTAGTTTGAGCGTCAGTGTTTTCATCACGAATAATGGATACTAGACTATTCGAAAAAACATTTGTATAATCCCAAATTTCATCACAAATCTTACGTTTATTAAAATCGCCAACTTCGTTAGCAAAGGTTTGTGCGTCTTTTTTGATACTTTCCTTACTTTTAAAAAGCCGGATATAGGCATCCTGATTTGCGCCCTGCCCACATAAGTCAACGCTGTTAACGACCAAGTCTTTAAGCAACGCCGCCATTAAATCACATCCTCACGTACACCAGCTCCTCCAATGCTAAACATGGAGTATGTGCCGTCTTTAATTTTGCTCCAAACATTGTCATCAGTAATCTGAAAGCCAACCCACCAGCCTTCAGGTAAAATACCGTCCGGAACGCCCATTTGCTGAGCCTTAGACTTAGTGAATACAACAGACTCAATCAAATGACCTACGCCACTGCGCTCATGCATTTCCCCAGCAGTGGCATAATCGGCAACGAAGCCGTACGCAGCTTTTTCCAGTACCACTGGCTCAATAATATCACCCTGATAATCCTTAATAACTTCACCGTCGGATCTGGAAGCAACACTCGCCCAGCCAAACACCTGCTTAAGATCATCATCAGATTTTTTTATCTCAAAATTCATATAATCACCTCTAAAAACGCATAATAAAAGCCGCCCCATTTGGAGCGGCCTGTGCCGTTAGATCTTATTAAACTGCTGTAGTATATCAATGGTATCTTTCCTACTCTTGCTCTGGTAGAGTTCGAAACTTTTAATGGCGCGTTCGGGTGCTTCATCTGTTAGTTTGTATTCATCTTTATCTCTGTCAATAGCATACCAATCTTTATTCGACTTCCAATAAAGAGGCTCTCTGTCAGCAGTCATAAAACTCACCATCGTAACTTCTAATTGATATCATTCCTACTATGACTTAGCCTTTACCAAATCAGGATGCTTGAGAGCCCAGTATTCTTTAGCTCTTTTATTTGTTTCTTGCTTGTCTAGCCTGAGAGATTCGATCTCTTGCGGCGTCAAGGGACCCGGCTCCCAAGAGTGTTCGGGCTTCTGATTCTGTGAGGTATTTGTAGTTGCCGCCATAAATATCAAGCTCCTTAAGGAATTCTTGTAACGGTATTATACCATATTTTTCTTCCAGAGCAAGCATTGTTGAATCTGACAAAGCTATGTTAGTACTAAACTGAGCGGCACCAGCAGAAACCATACTTACTACACTACCGCCATTACTTTCTATGTAGTAGCGAAGTTCTCCAAATGTTCCTCCGCCTGTAACAACATCATCAACGAGGATATACTCACGTCCCTCTTGTACCATTCCCGAAAACTTAGGACGGAATGTTAAACGATAAATAGCATCAGAACCAGTTCGACCAACTTTTACAGATTGGACAATTTCGTTATCATTTTCGATACCGGTTATTTCACTAATGAATTGTGCAAGAACTTGTGGTATTTTATTCTTTCCCGCCTTTTCAACAGCATGAACACCAACTACAAGGGCGTTTGGATATTTTTTGCCAAGCTCCTTTACTTTTTGCTTCTGTTTTTTACCACTCAACATATCATCTACAAAATTTAAAGCTGCTTCAATATCGCCTGTTTTCGCCGCTATATAATCAACATGCTTTTTCATTTTTGGAATTGTGGTTAATTGTATAACTTTTGGAAAGTCTGGAGGCCAGCCTTTATTTGACACATCATAAAACTGTTCTGTATCTTCCCTCAGTCTTAAACGGTTAGATGTATCAAATGAACTGTCACTTAAATCAGAAGTTAATGGCTGGTTCACAAAAAATTGTACATTCTCTGTGTTGGTAGGTAATTCTCTCGCTAATACATCGGACTGATCCAAATCAATGGTTTCAACATAACGAGCATTATCTGATTCTACAACAGGCGAATCAATTTCCTCATACACTACCGTGCACTGGCAATTCGGATGGGCTGGAGGCGTTAACTTGGAACCGTCATACAGGTCACGGCCTTTAAAATTAAATTCGCTATCCATCTCAATAACAGTCTTATCCAGAGCACCACATATTGGGCATACTCGTTCATTGTCAGCCGTCAACCAGCGTTTAACGCATTTGCCCATCAAACCATCAAGCTGTGCCTGCTTAATCGCAGCGTATTGACCATGGCTATAGGCCATAGCAAGATCTGTACGTGCAATAGTAAACGCCCTAAGCCTATGCTGCTTTTCCGCATACTTTAACGCTGCCTCTCGAGCCTTCTTTTCTGCGCTTTCAATTGTCATCCTAGGATGATCTTTTAGAAGACTGACAACCATTTGGTCATGAAAATTCTTATTTGCAATAGCCTGCGGCTTTGTAAGCCCAATTAACGCTCGTAACTCTTTGGACAGGTCATCCACAGTCTGACCAGTATGTATGCCTTTTTGGATAACGGCCTGTAAAGCGTCCCTTTGCTCTGTTACTATATTTGTCACAAACTGAGCGCCGTGTTTTACAGCATATTCCTTCACGTAATAGCTATCAGGTTTAATATTGGGCGATCCCAACTGTGGCTTAACAGAATCAGAGGCAGTAACCATAGATCGAGTCCACTTTGGGGCCATTTTTGTATTAACCAAAATTGAATAATCTTGCTGCCATTGCTCAAGCCGAGATGACGAAACATCACCAGACAAAACTGCTCCGCGGAGTTCCTTGTAACTAATCGCACTTTGCTGATTATTCCAAACAGAGCGAAGCCATAAAACTACTTCAGGTTCTTCGGAGTCTAAAAATCCTCTAAGTTTATCTAGCGGATCAGGTTCTGTCCCAGCTTTGGTGATATGTACCGGTTCCGGTTTGTTATACTGCATAAAATGATTGCGGATGCTCCGTGTCCCATAGTTAGTATTTTTTGCCCACGGCATCAGGAGTCATCGCTTCCCAAGCTCGTATTACGACCCTCCTCAGCTAATGGTTTATCTGATGCAACGACTTCGGTTAGCTTGTTGTTCCCCATATACGCCGACTCTTCCATGCGCTCAGGTAGGCTTGCCGCATCACGCAGATAATCTTCAATCCCTTCATCAGGGATAATAGCTCCCACACCAACCATATTTTTTACAAAATTGCCAAGCTCCTCGAGGTTAGGCTTCTCCACATCCCCATGAATCAATTCTGGATATCCGGTGATTCCGTGGAAAGACTCACCATTTATATTAATAAGCCTTGGTATCGCCTGACTGTTGATAGTCTCGCAAATTAAATCAAGATAAGCGCCTAATGCGACGCCGAATAGTTCTGTCTTATCGCTGGATAATGCAAAGCTTCCTACTTTTTCGTGTCCCAGTAAAACAAAGTCTGCCATGGCAGTCATGGCTATTCGGTTATCATAACGTTCAATAATCTTTGAGGTATCAAACTGTCGTTCACCGCCGGCAGAAAGCAGTGTAAGCTCCCAACCAAAAGGCAGAACGATACCTTCCATAGCGTCACGGCGGATGTTCTGAACAATATGCTCAGCGCGTGCCCTCAAATCAGCCATTTCCGGACTATGCGGATCCCATATATCAGTGTTTTCCGGGGCGCGCATCATTGGCAGTCCAGCCAAATCGCGTTCAATGCCTATCCCCTCTATTTCCTGAATCCGCTTCTTAAAATAATGGGCACGATATGAATTGCGCAGGATACTACGGCCTTCCGGATTTGCTTTACGGCTCTTGGTTTTGAAATGAATAGCTTTTTCTATTGGAATTAAAACCTGCTCAAATGTAGGCGGAGCCGATTGTACCATTCCAAGCAGATTGTCGTTAGCATCATACTCCCAGCGCCAGAGTGTATCCTGGCTGCGGATAGGCAGTTTACGCCATCCTATTCGACCGTCAGAATACTTGCTTCGAAAGGCAGGCTT